TGAGATAAGATTAGAGAAGATGACTGGAATGTTTGCAGCAGTGGTAAATCCACCTGCTGGAGCTGTATAAGACGAACCAGCGTCATCTAGCAACTTATTAAGCACATAAACATCTGTTTTCTCCATGACGCTATTTGCTAGGTCATCAAGGAAGTCTGCGGCCAAATTAAAGTTTGATGTAACTGATTCAAAATCAAACACATGAGTACCAAAGATAACTTCCTCACTTACAGTAAGAGCGTCATCAGTAGTGGTCATTGCTGATACTGAGTAAGTACCTGCTACAGCTTGGATAGCTGCGGTTTGCTTAGTAATGTACGGGTTCTGGATTCGTTTTAGGTCTGAACGGTCTACTCGACAGATTGCTTCTGCGACTAGAGCGTTACGTAATGCTGTTTCAAGAGAACTCTTGAAATACTTATCACGTAATGTATAGGTCGATAATGTGTTAGCCACGGTATTTAGAATTAAAATAATAATCCGTGGCAGCTATCACTCGGCTATTGAGGCCCTGCCAAGCGCCTTGCGGTAGCTAGTGCCATCATTCCTTCGTCTGTATCAGGCACTTCACCAGTCCGTTCGGCTTTTCGTAACAAGTCTTCTCCTGATACTTTGTTTGTACCTCGTGCGCCTCCTTTAGTATGAGTTACTGATGCGGAGGTGCGTTCTTCGGTACGAGTATCAAGTATTGGCTTGAACTGTGCGTATGCTTCCTTGACAGATATACCGTCATTCTTTGCCCATCGTATGACATCACTGACATCATCGTCATGGATGTTAGTCTTGGCCAGGAAGAGAATATCTGTGTCTGAAAGCCCTTCTTTTATTTCTGTAGAACCTTTCGCTTTTCTTTCAGCTTTCTCAGCACGTAACTTTTGATTTTGCGCTAATTCTTCAGCTTTAGTCAAACGTCTTTTAAGTTCTTCAACACTTTCTTCTTCTTGTTCGTCACTTTCTTCTTCTTCCACTTCCGTCTCGTTTTGTTCCTTTAAGGCCGGAACTTCCGTTGTTTCTTTCTCCATAGTAGTAATTTGTTAGGAGCTTACACCACTCCGCTATTAAATATAGTATACCATACTTTTGCAAAGTCAATTACTTTGAACTGTCCTTCTTCTTGTTTTCTTCTTTTTGTGATTCTGTTTCTGCTGGTAGATTCGCGTACATTTTTAACTGTACTAAACCATTCATTACCCGCTTAATTGTTTCCTGCCTGGCGACAATAAGTTGGTGTGCATGATCGGCTGGTATCGATGCCCAGTCTACACCACCAGAGAACCATGTGTCGTTTGTCATTTCCTCCACTGGGAGGTCAATGACGTTAGGAATAAACAGTTTTCTTAGCGTTTGGATAGCCCGAGGGTTATCCTTGAATGTTGTTCGCATCCATACTTTGTCAGCTTCTGTTAGATATTCTTCTGGTGCGTAGTTTAGAATATCCTTAAGTTGCGCTGGTTGTTGATTTTCCATTATTTATATTATTTAATTCTGTTAATGCTCCACTATCACCGCCGGGAGGCGAATTAGTAGGACTTTGAGCTGTTGATAACTGCAGTGGAGAAATTCTACCTGTCTCGGTGAGAATGGCATTAAATAGCATTTTAGCATTTGGGTCTTGCAAGATTGCTGGGTTACCTGCAACTGTTTGTAGGACACTAGAGAGTGTCGTTAAAATAGCTTGCTTGTCTGTATTCTCGTTAGTCACTTCTACAGTAGCAGTCATTTCAAAGTTCTTGAGAACATCGTTCCATGTTGTTTCGTTAATCTCGTCTGGTTTGAAAGAGCGTTTATTTCCTAGTGACGACATATCTTTTCGTACTTTAGCTTCAGCTACATCTGGTTGATATGGTGACGGTATGCTTGTCTGCGTGGATTGCATAGGGTTTTGGGGCGCGTTAAGTAGCATGTCCTTGACCTCTTGATTGTGTCGTCTGATAGCTTCTTTGGGGACATACATAGCGTCAATCTCTATGATTGCATTTTCGTCTAGTGTTGCCATTATTTCATTTGAAGAATTCATTTTTGTTTTCAGGTGTTTGATAATAAATCGGCGCATCATTTCCTCGATGTATAGCCCTTTATTCTCGGTCATTATTTCAAATAGGGAGTTTGCCTGTGCTCCTAGATATGCTCCTAGTGAGTATGGTGTACCGCTTGGTAGGGTGTTGCCTTTCATTGCGTCTGGTGTTGAGGTAATCTCGGCGGCTAGATTCTGCCATGAAGTAGAAAAGTTTTGGAAAGCTGAAATATCTGCCTTAGAATTATTGATTTGTGTTAAGGGTTTGTTTGCGTCATGCACCATAATGTCACCATTTTCAATAGCTGAAAGTACATTGCGTCCTGCATACTTTGTATCGGCTGTCTGAAAGATAAGTTTAGATGCAAGGTCTAGTGTGTCCTTGATATTCTTTTGTGAGTGGTTGACCATCCATTGTGCCTCAAATAGACTTTCTACTGCACCAATAGCTAGTGTTCGGCCGTCCTCTGGTATCAAGTGGGTTAATAGGTATGGGTCTTGAGCTTCTTTGCCTCTGTATAGGGTAAAGTCGTCATACTCTCCTTTGTTATTTGACGACTGATAGGCCACAACGTGTATTTGCTGTCGATAAGTGTCATCGTCTTTGTCTTTGTCTGTTAATAGCGAAAGTGGTAACTCTCCATGAACCTCATATAACTCAATAAATTTATTAGATTCGTCTTTTTGCTGTCCATCAAGAGTCTGTCTTGTTTCTAGATTATCCAGTAGAGATTTAACGACTTCTTGATCATAAAGTTTATTCTGTTTTAATTGGGCTGGAGTTAGATATAGTTTTTCTATTCTTGGCAAAACGTCAAAGTCAATTGGGTCAACAATCATTCTATTCCAAGGGATTACAGAACAAATTAACTGCCCATTCTTTTCTACAAATTTGGTGACTGACGAACCATAGCGGGCTAGTGACCTACCCCAATCATTAAGAAAGGTGCCGAACTTTGCTTCTTTCATCCATTGGTGTAGGTGAACGGTAGCCACGAAAGCGTGGGCTGTCTTGTCGAGGGAAGGTGGCATGATGCGAATATCCTTGCGGTCAATATCTGTAGCCCGATACCAGACGTTTACAATCGCGGTGACGATGTTAAAGAATGGCTTATCTCGCCCTAGTGAGTCTTTAGAACCTGATATATGCTTTGAATTCAAGTAAGCGTCTATCGTTTCAATAGTGTTGTGCATGTCAAAGTCAACATACTTACTGATTGATACAGGATTATCAATATAATTGTCTTCCGCCTGCCTGATTATTTGATGAATGGTTTGCATAGTATTTTAACTTTGTCTTCAGTCCAATCACACGGGTAGTTAAATTTCTTAACTAACCAACCTAGACGATTATCTAAAAATTGTTGTTTGAATTTATTGTGGGTATCGTCAATCTCTGCTTGGTTTCTATCGTAAGGAAACTCTTTATCGGAGTGTCTAAAAAGATGTCCGTAATATGTTTTCTTGGTGGTAACACATTTTCCACTATTATACCATGCTTTTAATCCAATCTCGCAACCCTGATTTCCCCACGAACCTAAACTCTCATCACAAATGTTCCAGTTAAACCAATTAGCTTTTGTCAGCATAAAAAAAGAACCTTGTAAGCACATTGTCTCAGTCACTTTGTCTTCTACTGGTGGAACGTGTTGCATAACTAATTCAGAGTCAATAGCGAAGTTACTCATACGGTTTTGGTGGTCGACTAACATTGTCTCGGGGTTTAATGGAAACATCTGCGGGGCAATGATGCAGTTGTCAGTAAAGTCTTGCAGTATGTCAGCATCAAAGTTAGGTGCAAAAATACAATGAGCATCTACCTTACAAAGAATATCCCCGTTGGATTGTTGGGCCAATTTATTAAGCATAGCCCTTTGTCCTCGGCCGTCATCTTCTTCGGCTAGTATCTCAATATCAGTAACAGCATTGTCCTTGATTGACTTAATAGTGTTATCAAGCAGCGGTTCGTTCTTTGCTGTAATTATGAAGCTAATCATACTACCTTGTTGAGTTTAGCTCTTGGCTGTTAAAGTTACGGTCAAATTGATTCATTAGTTTATCATACGCCTTGATATTTTCTTCTGACTGGTTGGGGAGTAGTTTTTCTTTAATAACAAAAAACATGCGCATTATTAGGGTGTCAGAACAATCCGGGCTCCTACCTAATAACTCTTTGATGTGCGGTTTCTCCGTGGCCATGCGCTTACTGTCACCCTTAGAAACGTCTTGATACATTGCCAGCTCTTCAATCACCTGTTCTTTGATCCTAACGTCTTCAATCCGCGCTGATATTAAGTGATTGTTGACTAGGTCTGCTAACGTAAATACGCACTGGGAGCGTAGATTTCTGTATTCAGAAATAAGTGATGCTTCTTTAGTATAGTGAACATTGGGTAGTCTAACGGGATCAATGTCTGTTTTAATTGCACCTAGTGATGACTTGAAAGCCACTATACCGTCCAGTAAAGAGGACGATGCTACTCCTGCCCCTTCCCCGATAGCATCCACTGCAATCTGTGAGTATGGTATGCGTTCACTAGCGGCATATTCCCTTATCTGATTGATTATTCCTTCGGTGTTTAATCTCTCAAATATCTCTACCCTGTACCATTCCAAACCTTGCCAAAATGTAAAGACTGTTTTGTCTGTGCCGTCACCCGCTATATCCACAATCAAATATTTTTCTTCTTTCTTAGTTATTGTATTCGAAAACATATCAACTAAAGCAGAATGACGGAATAATG